TTATAATCAAGTTTCTAAAGAGCATCCTAATATTAGATTTTTAAAAGAAACAGATTTTAAATTAAATTTATTGGATTGTTTGAAGAATAAAAGATATGTTTTATTCTTAGTAGATGACTGTATATTTACTAAAAAGTTTTCTATTAAAAACATATGTAATTTTCTTGATATGTGCCAAGGGGCAATAGGGTTTTCTCTTAGACTAGGAGAAAATACAACCTATTGTTATTCATTGTCAGTTGATAATGGTATTCCTGCTATGCAACCATTGGGGTCAAACATATATGGTTTTAATTGGAAAGAAGTTGGTATCGGAGATTTTGCTTATCCTTTAGAAGTATCAAGTTCTGTATATAGAGTAGAAGATATTAAAGGGTTATTAGAAAATCTTCCATATAATAATCCGAATTCCTTAGAGTGGTTAATGAGCATTAATGTAAAATTTTTTAATCATCTAGGTTTTTTATTGAGTTTTAGGAAGTCTGTTGCTTTCTGTGACCCCATTAATAGAGTCCAAACAGATAATAATAATAGAGCAGGGGTAAATCCTAGATATAGCATAGAAAATCTGCTTATATTGTACGAAGCTGGCTATAGAATAGACCATAATCTTTTTGATGGTTTTGTATCAAATGCTTGTCACCAAGAAGTAGATATAGATTTCTTAGAGCCAAATAAAGGAACATATGAATATAGATAAAGGTATTTATAAAATCAAAAATTTGGTTAATAATAAATGCTATATTGGGCAAAGTGTTAATTTAAAGAAGAGAAAAATTAAACATTTTTTAGATTTAAAAAACAATAAGCATAATAATAATCATTTACAAAATGCATATAACAAGTATGGAAAAAATAGTTTTGAGTTTTCGATTTTGATGTATTGCGAAAACTTCGAACTAACACGTTACGAAAAATTTTTCGATAAATATTATAAAAAATTAAATCTTTCTTATAATATTAGGGAAAGTGTTGATAGTAATAAAGGATTATCACGTTCAGAAGAATTTAAAAAAAATATATCTGATAAAAATAAAGGAAAACCTAGCAAGAAAAAAGGAATTTCTTTATCGGAAGAAATAAAAACAAAAATATCTAAATCTCTTATTGGTAACACTTATAGTTTAGGAAGGCATCTGCCTGATAACACTAGAGAAAAGATGAGTATGTCTAGAAAAGGGAAATTAAAATCAGAAGAGACAAAAAAGAAAATGTCTGATGCTTCTAAGAAAAGAAAAAGAAGGAACAATGGAACATGGACTTCAACAAAGATATAAAAAAACTTATAGAGAAGTTAAGTTTAGACTATCCTATTCTAGAATATGCGTATAATTCTAAGGAATTTGTCCCCGGTGAAAGTCAAATTTTTTATTCGGGAATGTACTGGTCAGAAGATGAAGTTGTAGCTGCAATTGAATCTCTTTTAGTTGGAAAATGGTTCTCAGCCGGAGAGAAAGTACGAGAGTTTGAAAGCAAATTTTCTAAAAAAATACATCAGTTATTTGGTGTAATGGTGAACTCTGGTTCAAGTGCAAATTTAATAATGATTGCTACCTTAAAAAAATATTATAATTGGCAAGATGGTGATGAAATAATTGTTTCGGTTGTTGGCTTTCCAACAACCATTTCTGTTATATCCCAAAATGGTTTAGTGCCTGTATTTATAGATATAGAAAAGGACACTCTTAATTTTGATTTATCTCTTATTGAAAATAAAATCACACCTTATACTAGAGCAATATTTTTATCACCAGTATTGGGAAATCCACCTAATATAGACGATTTAATTTTTATATGTGAGAAATATAATTTAAAATTAATTCTAGATTGTTGTGATAGTCTAGGTACAAAATGGAAAGACAAATGGTTAGGGGAATATGCGGTAACATCTTCCCACTCTTTTTATCCTGCGCATACAATCTCTACAGGAGAAGGGGGTATGATTACTACTGATATTCGTGAAGTAGCCAATATAGCTAGGAGTTTAGCGTCTTGGGGAAGAGCTTGCGTATGTTCTGGTACTGAGAATCTATTACCTAATGGTATTTGCAATCATCGTTTTGACAGATGGTTGCCAGCGTATGATGGTATTATAGACCATAAATATGTATTTGATTATATGGGGTATAATTTAAAACCCCTCGATTTACAAGGCGCAATCGGTATTGTACAAATTGATAAATTAAATGAAATTATTAGAAAGAGAAAGGAAAGTAGAGGAGTTATATCAGCAATTTTCGTTAAGCATATAAATAATATTGAAGTTCCTGTTACTTATAAAGATGCAGATACAAGTTGGTTCGGTACTCCTTTTATATGCGCTACAAAAGAGCAAAAAGAGAAATTAGTAAAATATTTAGAGAACAATAAAATTCAAACACGTAATTATTTTGCTGGAAACATATTAATGCATAAAGGATATTCGTTGTTAGGAAATCACAAAGATTTTCCTAAAGCAGATATGGTATTTGATTTGGTATTTTTTGTTGGTGCATCTCCTCATTACGATGAAAAAGTATTTAAATATATAGATAATGTTTTGAAGGAGTTTCCAAATGTCTAATCTCGTACTTGGTTATGGGCAATTAGGAAAAGAAATTGTGAAACAAACGAATTGGGATTATATCAGTAGAGAAAAGAATGGTTTTGATTTTCGTGATACAGCAGAGTATGCTGGCTTAATGATTAATTATGATACAATTATAAATTGCATTGCAAATACAAAAACATATTCTGCTAATAAAAATTCTATGATGGAAGTAAATTTTACAGCAGTTTATCGTTTAGCAAACTTATGTATGTATACTAATAAAAAACTGGTTCATATAAGTACGGATTATATATATGCTGATTCTTTTCCGAATGCTACAGAAGAAGATGTGCCACTACATGCGAGAAATTGGTATACTTATTCTAAATTATTAGCAGATGGCTATATACAATCAATTTGTGATGATTATCTTTTAATTAGAACATCATTTAAACCATATCCTTTTCCTTATGAGCAAGCTATTACAACACAAGTTGGAAATTTTGATTATACAGATATCATAGCAAAATTAATAATAAAACTGATTAACAAAGATGCAAAAGGGGTATTCAATGTTGGTACAGAAGAAAAATCAATGTATGATTTAGCTAAAAGAACCAGACCTGATGTAGCTCCTACCAATAGAATATTAGACCCAACAATGCCTACAGATATAACTATGAATATAACTAAAATGAAGGAGTTTTTAAAATTGAAAAAGATGCAGCTATAGCCTATAATAAAAAAGCTATAGAATTATATGGAAAAAATGCTAAATTAAATAATATAGAGGAGAAAATATGAAAATATCTATTTGTATCCCCACATATGAATACAACGGTTTTGGGAAAGAGTGTTTAGAATATTCTTTTGTTAAAATTAAGGAACAACTTTTTGAAGATTTCGAAGTAGTAATAAGTGACCAATCAAACGATTTTGAAATAAGAGATTTGTGTAATAGTTGGAAAAGAAAATTACATATAAAATATATTCATAATAAAAAAGATGCTGGCAATGCAGCGGCAAATATTAATAATGCAATTAACAATTGTGAAGGGGAGTGGATAAAAATACTTTGTCAGGATGATTATTTAGCTTACAGCGATTCTTTATCGGTCATATCAAAACATCTTGATGGTACAGAAAATTGGCTTGCAACAGGCTATATTCATACTCACGATAGGAAAAATTTTTTCTCTTATCATCCTCCTTATTTAAATCCGAGTATACATACCATTAACACTATAGGTACTCCTAGTTGTACAGCCTTTCGCAATATGCTACCGATACAACAATTCGACACTAATCTAACATATTATTATGATTGCGAGTATTATTATAGATTTATAAAAGATTATGGAAATCCTGTATTTATTACTCAAGTAACAGTTGTAAATTATCTATGGGATAAATCAGCTACTTCTAAAATAACACAAGAACTAGTTGATACCGAAGTAGATTATGTATTAACAAAACACGGTTTAAAAAATGAAAATACAAATACCTAATGTAACTCTAGTTGCACCAACAGGGGAGCATATTTTTGAAACTATTGTAGCTATACAAAAATGTTGTGAGGGGATAGACTTTGGTGCTGTAAAATTAATTACACATGAAAAGCCAGAGGATTTGCCCGAAAACATAATTTTTGAAAAAAGCAATAGAATGGATACTTATGAAAAATATAATGATTATGTTTTTAGAAATTTAACTAATCAT